AAAAATAGGGCTTGACTTTTGCCACGTTTTAGGGTAGAATGAAATATAATGATTGATAAGGAAAATTTTATTATGGTTGATTTCCCCTCTGAACTTGAAACTCTCGTCTACCTTAAATGGTCGCCTAATGAAAATGGTGTCCTTCGTGCTGTGTACCCTAACGGTGCTGGGTTTATCCTCCTTCGTGGTGAAACCGTTGAATATTATGATTTCTGTAATGACGGTTCTCATGAACTGGTTGAGTCGCGTGAATTGATTATTTCTAAATAATAGGCTTGACTTTTATACCGTTCTGCGGTATATTAATTATATTGATGATGTGAAGGTGAAAAATAATGAATCGTGATGCTTTGGTTGAATACCTTTCTGCCCGTAATAATAATAACGGAATTTTCCGCACCCGTGATCTTGTTGAAGCATCTGATGCTTTGGGTCAGCGGTATCCGTTTTGGTTGGCGACTGATGAGCGTCGTGTAAAACGTGGCACTTATGACCTCTCTCCTCTGATGCTGGGTAACGTTGTCCCGATGCCTGTTCGCGAAACAGCGAAGATTGTCATCGCTCCCAAGTTAGAAGTTCTCATTGAGAACCTCGTTCCTTCGGTCGACAAGACCTATGTTCCGTTCGGTTTCTATAAGGATCTGATTAAGATCCTGAGCGCTGGTGTGTTTTATCCGACGTTCGTCTCTGGTCTGTCGGGTAACGGTAAGACCACTATGATTGAACAGGCATGCGCTAAGTTGAAGCGTGAATGCATTCGTGTTAACATCTCTATCGAAACCGACGAAGACGATCTTATCGGCGGTAACACTCTGATCGACGGTAACGTAGTTTACCGCGAAGGTCCAGTTCTGACCGCCATGAAGCGTGGCGCTGTCCTTATCCTCGACGAAATCGACCGTGGTTCGAACAAGATGATGTGCCTTCAAGCAATCCTTGAGGGTAAACCATACTTCAACAAGAAAACTGGTGAGACGATTTACCCCAAGGCAGGGTTCAACGTGATCGCGACTGCTAACACCAAGGGTCGTGGGTCTGACGATGGCAAGTTTATGTCTGCCCAGATTCTTGACGATGCGTTCCTTGAGCGTTTTGCCATCACCGTTGAGCAGGAATATCCTTCTGCCAAGATCGAAAAGAAGATCGTGATGAACAAGATGGAAAAGGCAGGAAAGGTTGACGAAGAATTCGCTGACAAACTGACCACGTGGGCAGAAATTATTCGTAAGACTTTCTATGATGGTGGTGTTGACGAACTGGTTTCCACTCGTCGCCTTGAGCACATCGTCAATGCCTACGCGATGTTTGGCGACCGTTCTAAGGCAATCCAGTTGTGCGTCAACCGTTTTGACGCCGATACTAAGGCAGCGTTCCTCGACCTCTATAGCAAGGTTGACGTGAATGCCGACCCTGTCGCTGAAACGACTGACAACAATGATTCCTACTTTGACCAAACTGAAGAAATGCCATTTTAAGGAGAAAATATGACAACCGAATACAGATATAATGAAGGTGATCTGCTTCGGCAGATCACTGACTACGTAGATTCCACATATGATGGACACTACTCCCAGAATCAATATCAGGCAACTGAGTTTATCATCGACGGTGGTCATGGTATAGGGTTCACTGTCGGGAATATTCTGAAGTATGCTCAGCGTTACGGTCACAAGGGATCTCCCGAAGACTGGCGCAATGATCTGATGAAGGTTATTCATTATGCGATCATTGCTTTACACGTGCATGACCAAGAATATGAAGACTATGATGACAGCGAACTTGATGATTTCGACGATCATCTGCCTCCTTGGCGAGTAGAGTTTGAAGATGCAGATCCTCTTAGCGATGTTGACAATTCTAATTTTATTCAATCTGAAGGGTTGACTCTTAAGACGACTCTGGGAACAGGCGAATGGAACTATACTGGTATGGGAAGTGCAACAAATACCTTGACTTTCTTTAACAATGACACTATAACTAATGGTGGGACTATTACGTTACCACCTCTCAAAACAACTCTGAATATTAAGGACTAATATATTATGAAGATCTCTAACGAAACTCTCGCTGTTCTAAAGAACTTTGCCTCGATTAATACGAACATTGTCGTTCGCGAAGGTTCAGTTCTTGCGACCGTGAGTGAAGGTAAGAACATTCTGACTCTTGCCACTGTATCCGAATCATTCCCTCGCGAATTCGCAGTGTATGATCTGCCTAATCTCCTCGCTCTTCTCAGCATCTGGGATGAACAAGACATCGATTTTGAAGAGTCGAGCATGTTCCTTCGCAAGGACAAGTCAGAATTCGAGTATGGTTATGCTGATCCCTCGGTTGTTACTGCTGCTCCGTATAAGACTCTCGAGATTGATCCGTTCTTCACCTTCAAGATGACTTCTGCTGAAATCGGTATGGTTCAGAAGGCAGCGTCCATTCTTTCTGCTCCGACGATGAGCGTTGTCTCAAAGGGTGGTAAGGTAACTCTGACTGTTAGTGACCCTGCTAATCCTCGTGCGAATGCATTCCGTCGCGAACTCGACAATAATGCAGATGGTGACTTTGATTGCCGACTGAAGGTTGAGAATCTGAAGGTTATTGCTGATGACTATGAGGTAACACTCGGAAAGAAGAAGGCAATGCACTTTAACAACCTGACCAAGAAGTTGGAATACTGGTTGGCAATGGAACCCTCGTCGGTCGTATAAGGATAAGAACATGCAAAAATTAGAAATTACTTTCAATGCGCGAGTTCCATATGATGCTGATGAAACTGGTCGAGCAACCTCTATTGAATTTACTACGGGTAGTGTCGATGAAGTCATCCGTCAGTTTAATAAGTTCCTGATTCTCAATGATTGGGATGTTCAAGTGGAGAATCCAAGTGCATGATAATCTACCAACAGTTGTTCCGAGTGTAGTCTTTAAGACTCGCGTTCGAGACGAATCCATCGAGGGTGATAATCCTTATCGCTGGGAAGATGTAACATCGTTCGATCTGTTTGCAGGCAAACGTGTTATTCTATTTTCGCTTCCTGGAGCATTCACTCCTACTTGCTCGACATACCAACTTCCTGGATTCGACGAACTGGCGATGCGTTTTTACTCTTATGGTATCGACGATATCTACTGCCTATCAGTTAATGACTCGTTTGTGATGAATAAGTGGGCAGAGTCGCAAAACCTTGAGTACGTTAAGGTTATCCCTGATGGTTCTGCAGAGTTTACTCGTGGTATGGAAATGGCGGTTTACAAGGATAATCTTGGATTCGGTGTTCGTTCTTGGCGTTATGCAGTTATTGTAGACAATGGTAAGATCGAAAAGTGGTTTATCGAACCTGGAAAAGAAGATGACTGTGAGACTGATCCGTATGGCGAGACTGATTCAACGACTATCTTGCATTGGTTGCAAGCGAATTCTTAATTGAGTTGTTATTGGGTGGTGGTCGAACTGCCACTCAATTTTTTTATTATGGAGATTATTATGAGCAATGAACAGTTCCTGTGGGTCGAGAAGTATCGCCCTCGTAAGTTGGATGACTGTATCCTACCAGATGCACAATTGAATACCTTCCGCCAGTTTGTTGAATCTGGTGAAATTCCTAACATGCTTCTCTGTGGTTCTGCGGGTGTTGGTAAGACTACCATCGCTCGTGCAGTCTGTGAAGAACTTGGGTGTGATTATATTATCATCAACGGTTCTGATGAGCGAAATATTGAAACACTAAGAGTTAAGATTACAGAGTTTGCTTCTTCGGTTTCTTTCAACGGTAAACCTAAGATCGTAATTCTTGATGAGGCAGATTACCTCAACCCAAACTCAACGCAACCTGCGCTTCGTGCGTTCATAGAACAATACTCAAACAACTGCCGATTTATCTTTACCTGTAATCTCAAGGATAAGATTATCTCTCCTCTGCATAGTCGTTGTGCAGTCATCGAATTTAAACTTACCAAGGCAGACCGTCCGAAGATGGCAGGTCGTTTCATGAAGCGATTGACCGACATTCTTCGTGGAGAAAATGTCACCTTTGATGAGAAGGTGGTTGCCCATGTTCTCAAGAAGCACTTCCCAGATTATCGTCGTGTCTTGAACGAACTGCAACGCTATAGTGTTGGCGGCACCATTGACGAGGGTGTTCTTAATACTACTCGCGATCTTGATATGAAAAGTCTGCTGACGTATCTTCAAGGTAAAGATTGGGCGAAGATGCGTGCTTGGGTCGTTGATAATATGGATAGTGATCCTAATGCGATCATTCGTAAGATCTATGACAGTTATCTTGATGAGTTTAAAAATATTTCTACCATTATTCTTCTTCTCGCAGATTATCAATACAAGTCAGCATTCTCGGTCGATCAGGAAATTAATCTGGTTGCATGTTTGACTGAAATTATGGCAACTGCGGTGTGGAAATGACAGAAGCAATCCTAGAAGGTTTGGGTGAACCTACTAAGATTTACAATGCAGAAGATTATGTTGAGAAGGTTGCTAAGATAAGCCCATTTGCGTTTGTTAAGAATATCAATCAACAAAAGAATCTTATTGTAGATGAGCGATCGGAGAAACAATACAACCCATATATTATTAATCGAGCACTTTCACTAGATCGAGAGACTATCGTCCAAGCAAACGAGATGAATTCTCGACCCCACCTAGAGCATGCTCTACAGAATGCATTTCTTATAAATACTATTAGGGCAAAAAACCGTTGGAATGAATGGTTAAAACCTAAAATGAATGCTGATGTAGAGTTGATCAAAGAGTATTATGGTTATAGCAATGTAAAGGCTCGCCAAGCACTCGCAATTCTCTCTGAAGAACAAAAACAATACATAAAAGAGAAATTGTATAAAGGTGGTACTAAATGACTGAAGATTTTTTCGACATTAACTTTCCTGGGTATGCTCCACTAGAGATAACTCTTAAAACTCCCGATGACTTTCTAAAGGTTCGCGAAACTCTTTCGCGTATTGGTGTAGCATCGCGGAAGGAAAAGACTCTTTTCCAGTCCTGTCATATTCTACACAAACAAGGCAGATACTTCATTGTTCACTTTAAAGAACTCTTTGCTCTAGATGGTAAGGGTGCTGACTTTAGCGACAATGACCTAGAACGTAGAAACACTATTGCCAAGTTACTTGGTGATTGGGGACTTGTAGATATTAAGAATCCAGAACTACACGAAAACTGTGCACCACTAAATCAAATTAAGATTATCGCGCACAAAGAAAAGAATGAGTGGGAACTGGTTCAAAAATATAATATTGG